GGCAGGTACAGAGTAAAAAATACCAATAAGTATGAAGGTGACCACACAAAGGTTGTCTACCGTTCTCTGTGGGAGAAACACGCATTTAAATGGTGTGATGACAACCCCAATGTAAAACGATGGTCATCCGAGGAGGTTGTCATACCCTATCTATACGAGGTGGATAATCGTTATCACAGATACTTCATGGATTTAAAAATGGTCATGGAGAATGGTAAGACCTATCTGATTGAAATCAAACCAGATAAAGAAACCAGAATACCTACTGGTAGCAAGAAGACCAAGAGGTATCTTAATGAGAGTTTCACTTATGTCAAGAACATTAACAAGTGGACTGCCGCAAAAGAGTATGCCGAAAACCGTGGATGGCATTTTCAGATATGGACTGAGAAGAATGAACCATTGAAGACTCTCATTCCCAAATCAACAAAACCGTTGAAACCTCTACCAAAAACATTGAAACCTTTTCGTAAGAAACGTAAAAAATAAGTATAAATAGAACTATGAGTAATATATTCAACAGACTAGAACTACAGGCATTCCGTGCAGGGGTAACACCTCGCACCAAGGAAAGTCGTGAATGGTTTATGAACAAAGCAAAGAATATGAGGTCTATCAATCGTCAAGCATTGATAAAAGAAGACCCTCTTGTTCAGAGAAACGCATTGAAGAATCTGTCGAGAACTGGACTGGTTGGCACAATGCAGATGTTCTTCTACGATCCCAAGCACAAAGATAAACTTCCGTACTACGATTTGTTTCCTTTGATTGTGGTGGTTGGGCCTGCGGAAGGTGGATTCTATGGATTGAACTTGCATTATCTTCCTCCGATCCTTCGTGCCAAGATGTTGGACTCGTTGATGGATACTGCCAATATGAAGGCAACCGATGACGCAAAGTTCCAGATCACATACAAGAAGTTACAGGCAGTGTCTAATTTAAAATATTATGAACCCTGCTTCAAACATTATCTGACAAAACACGTTAAGAGTAAGTTCGCAGAAGTACCCATGCCTGAATGGGAGATTGCAACATTTTTACCGACTGCACAGTTCCGTAAAGCAAACTCTAAGAAAGTATACGCAGACTCAAGAAAAAGAATAGGTGGTAGATAGTGGCACTAGGAATAGATGATTTCAAATCACAGATTGGTAAGGGTGGTGGTATGGCAATGGGGAATCTGTTCAAGATTTTCCTACCACCTCTCACGGGTGATGCACGAGAGATGAACTTATTGTGTAAGGTCGCAGAAATTCCCGGTAGACAAATATTATCAACCGAAAAGCAGATGGGTCTGATTACAAACAAGATCGCATATGGTCATGCTACTGCCGATATTTCATTGACCTTTTACTGTCTCAATGATATGAAAGTAAGAGAGTACTTTGAGATATGGCAGAATCTAGCAGTCAATCAAGACACCCAAGAAGTTGGATATTATGACAACTACACACATCCAGTCATTATCCAACATATCAAGAAGGGAAGTGCATTCCCTATAGCAAAGAAAGAACTATTTGATGCAGGAAAGATACCTTCCTCCATCCGTGGCAGACTGCCGAGGTTGGGCCCTTTGGATTTAGCACAGGGTCAGTTTGATCTGAATTTAGTATTCGGTGACGATATTACCTATACAGTTATGCTAGATAAAGCATACCCAACAACATTGAATGCAATACCGTTGAGTGCTGATGGTCAGTTACTTGAAGTGACAGTTGAACTATCATATAAAAACTGGAAGTCCAAAGATGGAGATGCAACCGATACTGGTTTCATTGAAGGTCTTGCAGGTGAACTAATTAGAAAATTTTTATAACATTATTTGGAGAATATAATGGCATTACCTAAGTTAAATGTGACTAATACCTACAGGTTGACAGTACCGTCAACTGGAGTTGAGGTGTCATACAGACCCTACTTGGTCAAAGAAGAGAAGCAAATGATGATTGCCAATGAAACTGGTGATCAGAAGCAGATGATGGAAGTGATGGCAAAGACCATTAGTGCTTGTGTGGAGGGTGAACTAAATGTCAAAGATTTAACTACATTTGATGTTGAGTATCTTTTTACACAGATTCGTGGTCGGTCTGTCGGTGAGACTGCCGATGTTGCCATCAAATGTGAGGATGATGAGTGTGGACACAAATCAAAAATAAATGTAAATTTGATGGATGCAAAAGTCCAGTTGAACGAGAATGACTCTCTAATTCCATTATCCGATGATATTTCGGTTGAAATGAAATACCCTGCATATGGTGATGTTATAAAGAACTATAAAAAAGGGGAAGAAGAGTCTGTAGAGTTTGGTTTTACCATGATGGCAAAGTCTATAGAAGCAGTACTGACCGAGGATGAGAGGATCGTTCTCAAAGATTTACCAGTAAAAGAAGTAAAAGATTTTATCGACTCTATGACCAGAAAACAGTTTGAATCTATTGGGGAGTTCCTTGAAGATATTCCACAATTAACTCTAGATGTTGAATGGTGTTGTGAGAAATGTGGTAGGGATAATAAGCATCAGTTGTCGGGGTTACAGGATTTTTTTTCCTAAACCTCTCCCATGATAGTCTTGAGAATCACTTCAAGACTAATTTCTTTATGATGCACAACTACACTTATTCTTTGACTGAACTTGAGAATATGATGCCTTGGGAGAGGGAGATATATGTTACTCTTCTGCAACAATGGTTAGAAGAAGAGAAGCAAAGACACGAGAAACAGCAAGCACAGATGAGAAAGTAAATGGCAAACGACAAACGCGAACCTAGAACAAAGAGAGAGATAGAGGAAGAGAAGCAAAGACTTCAAGAAGTCACTGATTCACTTACTCGGCAACGTGATGCCTCATTGAAACTGACTGAGGAAATGAAGAAAGGAACAGCACAGGCAGTTGTAAATTATGAGACAAATCTTGAACTTGCTAAAAAGCAAAAACAAGCAGGAGATGAAGCGGCATCTCGTGATGCCACATTTGCAGGGTTGACAGCAGTTATTGAGTCACAGGCAATGGCGGCACTCGCACAAGTAGAAGATAATAAGGCAGCGAGACTAGAGGCAGACAGAAAAGAAGCAAAGAAAGAACTCGATGACATAGAGAAAAAACGAGAAGCAAACGCAAAATTAGGTGTGGTACAAAGATTCCGAAAAGGAATGAAGGATGGGGATAAAGACTTAGGCAAAGGGATCAAGACACCTAATTTTATCACCAAACTTGCTAAACTTGGTCTTGGTCTTGTTGGAGTCAAAGTCTTTACTACGATGATACAGAACTTCGATAAAGTTAAAACATTCACGAAAGAGAATATTGTCCCTGCATTGGAAGGTACCTTTAATTTTTTAAAGGATACCATGTATCCATTTATCAAAGATAACTTCAAAGAAATATTCGATGGTTTGGTAAAAGTCGGAGCGGCATTTATTGCCTTCAAGGTCTTTGAAAAGATTTACAATGCAATTCTATTTGTGAAACGTGGTCTGATGATGATCAATGCAGGACTTATTGCTGTGGGTGTTGATCTAGGAAAAATGACAGTAGGAGGAGTTTTAAGTAAAATCTGGGGTGCAGTAAAATTCCTCGGAAGAGCATTTCTTGCCGTAAATCTTGCTGTATTGAAACTTGCGGGTAATCTTATTGCTATGACGGTAAAAGGGGCAATCTTCCTTGTCTCACAGGCAATAAAATTCCTCAAGGCAGGATTTATTGCCGTACAACTTTTCACAATGAAACTGGCAACCTCACTGTTTTCTATGGTAGCAACTGGTGGCAAAGGTGCCGTGGTGATGTTGGCAGGGGCATTTAGTAAAATGAGACTTGGATTGTTAGCAATCTCAACATTCATTACTGCTACTATGGTTCCTGCATTAATGGCAACACTAGCAACACTTGCAACTGTAATGGCACCACTCCTACCGTTTATTGCCGCTGGTGCAGCGATTGCGGCAGGTCTATACTTCCTTGTTCAATATGCCAAAGACTACAATGGGTTTGACGATGCGTTCGATCTGATTGGTTTGGCACTGGCAGAAGCAAAGGATGGGTTCCTTCGTTTAGGTAATGCTATTATCAAAATGAGAAACTTCGTTACTGGACTGGTAGGTTCTATCGCAGAATATGTCGGATTTGAACCAGATGTACTGGGCCCACAAGTGGCACTATATGAGGTAAACAATGCTCAGAAGTTTAGGTCAGAGGTTCATCGGAAACAAGAACTAGCGGCACAAGAGGGTGAGAAAAAATTAAGTCAGTTAGATGATGATCCTTTGATGGAAGGACTGGATATGACTCAGTTCCCAGAACTGGCAAATCTTCAAGGTGATCTAAATAATGCTATGGCAGATGCACAGATGATGCTATCCCAGACCAATGTGTCCAATGTTGCAACCACGAACAACAGTTCCTCGAATCATATGTACGGTAATCCTGACCCTGCCGTAGATAATAACGATGGTTTGGATAGACTTGCAAAGTTGTATAATGCGGGATTAGTATATTAAAAAAAAGGGAGACCGTAGTCTCCCTATAAACCCTTCACGAATTTCTTCGTTTCGTTTTATCCAGTTAGTTCCTGAATTAGTCTCGGAAACCTTCACCCTTTACAAAGTGATGGAATCTATGTGAGATTACTGCGAACAGCAACCTCACAAGACTTGTCTCCGAATAAGAACCATTCTCAGTATACAAGTGATACATGATTAGTCCTCTGCGGCAAGTTTAGCAAAGTATGACAATGTGTCATCTTCACTACCCGTCTCTGTAATCGTTGGTTCTGGTGCAGTGTTAGACACTACTACAGGTTCCGCAGATTTGATCGGTGCAGTCTCGGCAGTCTGGTTCAACAGATCGTTCTTTACAGTAGACCCTGCACCAGTCGATTGACCCAACACAACTTCTAGTCGTGATTTTAGATCATCGTATGACTTGTACGAGGACTCTGCAACAAACTCTGACACATCGTGCAACTGATTATAAGTTGCTTCGAGTTTAGTATCATCACCTTCAAACAATGCAGAAGTGGACTTGAACTCCGATTTGTCATAGTTACGATACCCTGCAACATTGCGAATCTTCAACTGAAAGTCAGCACCCAACCAGAAGTCGAATGGATTCACTGGAGTTTCACCGGGAAACTGAGGTTGCATTACATCCATAATCTTATCAAAGATTTTCTTACCAAAGTCGTAAAGGAATACTTTACCTTCATTGG